CGATAAAATATTGCACCGTTTTCCATAATAGCATGAAATAATATAGGACGACCTGTGATTGATGATACACCAAAGATAATGCAATCTTCAACTTCTCCATGATGTTTTTTAAGATCATATAAATACTCTCTTCTTATTTGTGCATAAGTTGCTGGTATATTCGCGTTTAAATAAGCCATAAATCACTCTATCTCTCCCCAATGTTTACCTGATTCATAATCAACTTTATTGGGCACTTCTAAGTTAACAGCATTTTCCATAATCTCAATAACTTTATCTGCTTCACGTTGATCCTTGATTGATATATTTAATTCATCATGTATTTGTATCAACGGTATTATTTTTTCATTGTAAAGATCTAACATAGCTTTTTTAATCATGTCTGCTGCTGATCCTTGTATGAGTTTATTAAGAGCTTTGTATGTAAAAGCTCGCTTGATCCCTGGTCCGTGTTCCGTGAGTGCATCTTCATGACTTAAAGGTTTATGTATACCAAATTGATTTGGCTCCCATAAATGAAAATGACATATTCTACCCAACAGAGTTCTTATCTGTCCTCGTCTTTCAGCTCTATCGGACGCATGGTTCATTAGTTGTTTTACAAAAGGAACTCTGGAATCATATTGTTTTATTATTCTGCTAGCCTCTTCGTCAGGCACACCCAATTCTCCTTTTAATTTATTTTTACCCATTCCATAAAACTTACCAAGATTAATAGTCTTTGCTTGATCTCTAGGTATATCTGCCATCTCAGATACTATCTTATGAAAGTCTGCCTTTGAATCCTGAGTATAATTCTCTTTAAACTCATCAGATCCTGGTAATTCAGTTAAACAGGCATAATGCACTACCAACCTAGGCTCTTGCTGAGAATAGTCAAAACAACCCCATGTATGGCCCTCCTCGGGCACAAATATCGTCCTAAGTTGGTTACCCATATCACTACCAGATTTTGGTATTTGCTGTAAATTAGGGTGTGTCATAGAAAATCTACCGGTTACAGTTCCGCCAAACTCTGATCTTAATTGATTTATATCGGCGTGTATTCTACCTTTGTGGACATATCTAAATATAGATTCCATAAAAGTGGTTCTAGCTTTGTTAGCTTGTCTAGCATTGTTAATTAAATTTATAATAAAGTTATTGTGATTTTTTAAAAAGTTTTTTGTAAAACTTGGTGCTTTTGTTTTTTCTGTTTTAGGATAATCTAGCTTTAAATGATCAAATACTTTAGCTATTGATCTTGCAGCCCAAAGATCTGGAGCAAAACCTATTTCATCTTTTATTCCTTTAAGCATTGTATTCTCAGCTCTGATAAGATTTTTTTCTACCATCTTTGCATGTTCTAAATCCACTCTGACACCTTTTGATTTCATCTCAACTAAACAAGGAAACAAAGATGTTTCTAGATCAAATATAGAATTTAAATCTTGATGGTTTATCTCTTTTTTTAATTCTTGCCAAAGAGCAAAAGTTATCTCTGCATCTTTTTCTGCGTACTCTCCAACATACATTGCAGGAAGTTTATACATCTCTGCTTTAGGATCTATACCCCATGCCTGTGCAGCTTCATTAAGAGAAGATTCATTTTTAGACAAACCTGTAAATTGTTTAGCCACACTGTTTAAATCATATCTCATTCTGTTTTCGTCTATGAGAGATGTGGCTATCATTGTATCTACTATCTTGCCATTTATTTCATAGCCCTCTGCTCTTAACCAGCATACGTCATACATTGCGTTGTGAAATATTTTTGTAGATGAATTTTTTAAGACACCTTGTACCCAAGTCATAACTTTTTTATTATCCATATTTCCACCACCTTCATGTCTTATGGGAAAATAACCTGACCAGTTTTTTACAGCTATAGCAAAGCCAACTATGTTACCAACTTCTCTAAACATGCCAGGACCCATCTTTTTAAGCTCAGGATCTTTAGTTTCTAAGTCTATTGCTATCTCATCATAATCAGATAAATCAGGAAAAGACTCCGGCTGAACCCACTCCGTAGGTGGGCTGAACATAGGTTTTTGCATCATTTGTAATCCCTCTCTATAATCATTTCTATAAAATGTATTGCTTTCAATAAATCTTCCTTACCATTTTTGTCTTGATGTCTAATAATATATTTAATAGCACATCCTTCCGGATATAGCAATTTATTCTCAACCACAAACTTGCTTGGCTGTATAACATACTTTTGGTAGTGGCTCCCGCCGTGCTGTTTATTCCATACTTTACTCATCTTCATTCTCCTTTTCATATTCTGGAAAGTTATCTTCCCAAACTTCTTTTTGTTGTCTTCTAATAAATTTTTCTAGTTCTTCTTCACTCACTAAAATAATCCTCCTGGTCAGAACCACCATAAAAATATCTATCTAACATTTCAAAAGATTGCTCTCCTATTTTTTTTCTTGGTATTGGTCTGTACATAAATAAATTTTCTGTTGACCTGGTTACAGCCACGTAGGCACAACGTATCTCTTCGTGCCTGTGTTTTGGTGTTTTTTCCTTATAGTTTTGATAACATGGAAAACTCCATATATCACAAACAACAACGTTTTGAGCTTCTAAACCTTTTACAGAGTGTATGGATCCAATTAAAATTTGAGTGTCTAATAAAGTTTTATCTTTTTTATAAACGTTTACTATGTATTCGTGAGCTTCATCAGCATCTAAAAACAACTTAAATTCTACACCACCATTCATAAAAGATTGATTTTGAACATTATCAACACTAAACCTTATGTAATCGTACCACTCTTTGTCTATAGAAAAAGATTCTTTAAATATTTTTCTATTTAACATATCTTGATAATCGTAATAATTATCAGTAACAAATAAACTACTTTTATCTGGTTTGTTATCTTTTTTCTTAATATTAAGATATTCTGATTTTATTGCCTGTATTAATTTACAAACATGTCTTCCTTCTATTTTTTCTCTTTTAACTAATTTGTGCCAAAGATTTAAAATGTCCCTGACGCTGTTTTTTATAGAATAATTATATGAATTAGCTGAACCAGATTTAGCTTTTGTTTTCCACAATATATTATTTTCCATTAACATTTTTTTATAATGAAAAAGCCTGGTGTTAGTTCTACTGCACATAATCCAAGATCCTTTTTTTACTTTCTCTTGTATGTCGTATAGCTCTGTCCCTATTTCTTCTATACAACCTTCTACTTCAACACCATCTTTTATCTTAGGTCCAAATATTTTTTCTTTTCTATATTTTGGTCCTATGTTTGATATTATGTTTTGAGAAAAATTTAATATTTTTTTAGGTAATCTATAAGATCTATCGAGAACCCTTTCTACGTGAGCTGGATAATGTAAAAACTGTTCTGGTTCTCCACAATTAAAACCAAATATAGATTGGTCATCATCACCAGCTAAAAAAACTAGACCTTGGTTGTCAACTATTTTATTAATAACAGCCCACATTAGTGGATTTAAATCTTGACACTCGTCTACAAAAACTATTTTATACTTTGGAAAACTAACTTCTGGTTTTAAACATGCAGCCAACATATCAGTAAAATCCATTATGTTGTAAGCAGTTTTGAATTCTTTGTAAGTGTCATAAGTAAATTCTAAATCTCTTCTGCTTATGTTACCAAATTGAAAATCATCTTGTTTTTCATCGTAATAATATCTTACAGACTCCCAAGTATCTTTTGATTTAAAATAACTTCTACCTTTATTTATTAAATCTAATTTCTTTTTAAGAATACCTCCGTCAAAATCTTCGTCCTCTTCTGGCTCATCTTCTTTTTTAATTTGTTTTTGATATTGTTCTTTTGTGGTCCACTCTTTTATAGGGACGTTTAAACACCTACTGAAAAATTCTTTGTCTGCCCTTGTAAATAAACTTGGCTCTGGTTTTGGTAATGCTTTCTTACACATAGCATGTAATGTTTTTATAGGTTCTAATTCATCATCAGTAAAATTTAAATCTTTTCTGCAACGATCTTTTAAATTTTGTGCAGTTGCTCTTGAATAACCAACTAATAGAACATCATCTTTGCTGTATCCATAGTCTAATTTATTTTTTAAAATAGTTAATAATTCATGAGTTTTACCTGTACCTGGAGGCCCAAATATTTTTGTAACTTTATAAAGATTTGGCACCTTAAATTTCACATTACCTCTTTCTTGTTTCCAAAATTTATTTTATCGTGTTTAAAATCTTCTTTTTCAAACTCATCTTCGTTTACTGTGTAAACGTTTCTTTTTATATTACCTTTTATATGTAATTTACCTCTTGTGAGTCCCTCTATATTTTTTAAATAAGTATGTGTTGTGTGCTCTGCGTGTTTCCATTTTTTAGTGTCTGTTATGTATGTGTAGAATGTATCAAAAACAAAATGAACATTTTTTTCATCTTTGTCGTAGAAAGGTATTCTATCTATTCTGGTTCTGTCTTCTGTTCTTCTAGATTCAAAACAAAAAAGTTTTAAAGATTCTTTTAATTTAAACAACGGCATACTTTCTTCTGGTGCATCTTCTCCTGTAGCTCTTTCTTGTAATTCAGCTATGGCCGCATCCCAGTCAACTTGTTTCATTCGAGGAGGTGTTTTACCTGTTTGCTCTGTTGCTGCCTCTCTTGCTAATTGTTGATTAGTTAATTCTTTTGAAGTTAATTTAACTTCTTCTCCATCAAACCCTAAAAACCATTGACGAGGTGTAGATTTTATGTAGGACAGTGGTCCGAGTGCCGTGTTTCGTAAACCTTTTATAGATTTAACACCAAATTTTTTTAAAATACACTCACCCTTATTACAAAATTTACTTAAATGATCTTGATTACATCTATATGGATAGTCTTTCTTTTCTCTAGAGTCTACGGTTTTTTGTATCTCTTTATAAGTTAGTTCTGGTTTAAAGAATTTTCTGTTATACTCTCCCGTTTTGTTTTGCCAATTTTCAGGAAACCTCATTTTTAAATACCTAGTCATATCAAGTAGAACATCATCTCTAGCTCCTCTTTCAATTCCAAAACTAGCTAAAGTTTGTAGACAAGGAGGACCATCTTTAAAATCTTCTTCGTTTAGACTACACTCCATCTTTTTTAATTGTGCTATTGTGATTGTGCTTTTTTCGTAAAGCTCAAAAAATTCTTCTATAGATGCTTTTGAACCGTCTTCTTTTATCATATATCTTTCTGTTTTTTTATAATCATAGTAAGGCAGGTTAATCCAACTACCTGCAGAACCTTTATCTAGGTCTAGATATTTCTGCACAGGAAAAATTCTGTCTGGTTTTTCTACTCCAAAAATATGTTTGATTGAGTGCAACTTTTCTCTCATGAGTAAAGCTGCTACAGGTTCTTTTAAAAAAACATATACGTGAACCCCACCACTTTTAGATCTTATAGGGACCACCGGCACATTTATGCTATTTAATTTTTTAAATAATTCTTGAATATCAGGTCGATAATTATCTAAGTCTATTGCACCCCAAGTGCATTTACTATCTTTATTTATTGGACATATACCTAGACTATCTGCAAGTATATCTTTGTGTTTAGTATTTACTTTAAATTTTTCTCCGTTTAAATGAGCTTTCCACATATCTTCTGTATGTGGATAATGTGAGGTTTTAGATTCACCAGATTTTTTTATCGAGTTATTATCGTCTTTAATAATATGATAACCAAACCGCTCCTCTAATCCATTAAAGATTTTTTTAAACTTCTCTATCATGTTTAATTTTTAAGTAGGCGGATTCACTCTCGCTCCCCCGCCTACTACCTAGGATTCTAGTATGGTTGCTTAGACTCTGGTTCTTCTGAGCCGTGTTTAGCTTGGATCTCACCCTTACCTACACTTGTTGCAAAATTTTTTGCCATTTCATAGATACTCTTATCTTGAACTGGACCAACTTTACTTACATCCCAACCAAACCATGTTCCTTTGTCATTAGACATCTGAACGGTTGATAGTTTATAAATGTGGCTGTATGTAGG